ACACTATAACCAAAGGAGTTAGACACATGACAACACAAGAAGCGACACACAGAGCAGAGATAGGCATAGCATTGACAGGTTGGGCGTGCGTGTTCGTTGCGATGCCTATAGAGCTTGCTGAGGCGGGCATGGTTGGCGTTGCCTTAGTAATAGCCGCAAGTGGCTTGATATTGTTAACCCTTGCATATCTCAATAAATAATAGGAGCAAGACCAATGAACACACACGCAACAGTCACAATTAGAAGCATATACGGACAAGATCGAGTTTATCCAGAGAACGATGTAGCCATGTCACTGGCGGCACTGCTAGGGTCTAAGACGTTCACACGCGAGCAGATTGCCAAGGCTAAAGAGCTTGGCTTTACCTTCGAGATTAAAGCACCGGAGGTGTCTATATAATGTTCTTTCCATCCGCAGGACTCGCACGCACCACAGACAGCGCTTTTAAAGTACAGCAAGCACAGGAGCTGAAGAAGCTGCTCAAACGCTCACAGCCTTACGGTAAAGGCACACAGCGCGACATTGACAGACTTGTACAAATACTCGGCCCTTTTGGTGAAGGTTTGTATAAGCTAGCACTGGAGCGAGCGCCTCGTGAATAACTCAATAACCGTTACACAAGCACTTACACTGTCAGTGTTAGCACCTAAACACTTTAAGACGTTAATGGAGAAGATGACCATGCCAATATTTGATCAGATAGAGTTTGCAATACAAGAAGCGCATTGGTGCGCTGACCATTATGACGAGAAACAAGTTATTATAAAAGTAGGTGACAAGTACGGCGTCAAGCCTTATAGTGACCTAATCAATGCAGACATAATACTGGAGATAGTGACCAATGCTTAACCACTTATTAGACCCACCAGACGACCTGATGTTATCAGACCACGAAGTAGGCGTGTTAGAAGAAGCCACTAGAGACGAAGCAGCACACAGACTGTGCAACAATTCCCAACTGTTGTGGGAAGCTCTTGGCCCTGACGCACTGCCTAGTAACGAACGACTAGCAACAGACATTGAACGCGAACTAGCTTTCTGTATTGTCCATGCTCGCTACGAGAAGCTCGGCAGGATGCTTGCAGGTATGGCAATGTCCTACGCCTACCGCTGCGCTGAGTCTGAGATTAACGACGACTGGGCTGCTTACATTAGATTGACTGAACAGGAAGAAGAGTAAGTAGAGCAATAGCAGCAGCTGCTCGGTAGGGACTTCACCGGCGGCGCTGACAATCGGAGCATATCACGGATTTAACAAACTGTAAAGAGGTTATTATTATGAACGAAGCATATAGATTAGCTAGAAAAGACAGCCCACAAACGAGCAAAGACGCAGCGGAGAAGATTGCCCAGAACCTAAGCAAGCGGAGGAAGTTTGTTCTTGACTTGATTAAAGCAGCGGGGAGCGAAGGCGCTACAATTAAAGAGATGTGGCGCGCTAACCCAGAAACACCTTATAGCAGCATCTCGGCGCGTCCGTTAGAACTGCTTAAACTTGGGCTTATCTTCTACGCAGGGGACGTGCGCGACAGTGCTAGAGTGATGCGGGCTATTGAGTACAAGGAAGGCGAAGAAGCCCCGACAGTTGAGCAACTGGAGCTAGAGCTATGAATAGTTGGCGCTTAACTAGTATTTTCCGTAGTGGTTTCGGTATTGACCTATCGTTAATTCCTAGCGAGGATTTATTGTGCGAAACTGAAGACGGCGAAGAGGTAACGGTGAGAGTTTCCGGCTTTGAGCTACTGCTGCCTCTTATATCAATTCAATTAGTTGAGGTGATGGTTTATGAGTGACATTGTAGAGACTAGGCTGCCCTGTGACGATTGCGGCAGCTCTGACGCTAAAATACTGAACAGCAACAGCTCCACTTATTGCTATTCGTGCAATAAATACACACCACCGCCCAGAGACGGCACAGCAATAGCCGTCAGAGTGCCAGAGAAGCCACTGACAGGCTCTGAAGGCTTCGATGCTACCCTTGCCCTACTTGCAACACAAAACTTCGTAGGCGTCCCTGAGCGAGGTCTGAGCGCTGCTACTCTAAAGAGCTACGGAGTTGTCATCAAAGGCGGGCAGGTTATATACCCGTATTTTGAGCCGACAGAGCCGACATCACCAGTGGCGGCGAAGGTGCGTTACCCTGACAAACGCTTTCAGACTAGCGGCGAGTGGGGCAAAGGCGGCTTATTTGGTCAGCAGTTGTTCCCCAAAGGTGGCAAGTATATAACCGTTACTGAGGGCGAATATGACGCGCTTGCGTCTTATCAGATGATGGGTAGCCAATACCCTGTCGTGAGTATACGCAACGGCGCAGGCAGCGCACTAAAGGACTGCAAATCTCACTACGAATGGCTAGACAGCTTCGAGACTATCGTTGTCTGTTTTGACGCTGACGAAGTGGGCATCAAGGCCGCTGATGACGTTGGGCAGCTCTTTGGCGGCAAGGCTAAGATCATAAAGCACGTAAAAGGCTACAAAGATGCCTGTGATTACTTAGCCGAGAACGATTCGCAAGTGTTTATGAAACGCTTTTGGAATGCTGAGAAGTACGTACCGGACGGCATCATACTAGCCTCTTCTCTGTGGGACGAAGTAAACACGCCGATGGAGGTTGCCGAGGTTCAGTATCCTTTTAAAGGAATTAACGCACTCACCTACGGCATCCGTCCGGCTGAGCTTGTTACAGTGACGGCAGGTAGTGGCTTAGGTAAGTCTCAATTCGTGCGCGAAGTTGTCTGGGCAGTGTTACAGCAATCAAAGCACAACATTGGGCTGCTGTTCTTGGAGGAAAGCATACGAAAGACAGGTTTGTCGCTGATGTCTTTAGCAGCTAATAAGCAGTTGCACCTACCAACGACCACAAGCACCGAAGAAGAGCGTAGAAGCTCCTTTGATCTAACACTAGGAACAGAACGCTTGTACTTGTTAGACCACTTCGGCTCGACTGACGTGGATAACATCGTAGGTCGTGTGCGTTACATGGCTAAGGCTTTAGACTGTGCTTATATCTTCTTAGATCACGTCTCTATTGTTGTGTCGGCGCAGGCTAACTTAGACGAGCGCAAGGCTTTAGATGAGATTATGACCAAGCTGAGGATGCTTGTGCAGGAGACAGGCATAGCGTTGTTCGTTGTTAGTCACTTGCGTAGACCTGAGAACAAGGGACACGAGGAAGGAGCAGCAACGTCTCTGTCACAGCTTCGCGGCAGTGCGTCAATAGCACAGCTTAGTGATATAGTGTTGGGGTTAGAACGTGACGGACAGGCTGAGGACATGATTACACGAAACACCACTACTGTGCGTGTCCTAAAGAATCGCTTTAGCGGCGAGACAGGGCGTTGTGCTGATTTGTTGTATGATAAGGACACTGGTCGCATGATTGAGACAGTATTTGATGAACGTGCACTATAGTGTAGAAATGAAACATATATGGCGCATTAAAGTGTTTTATGTGTCATATAAGGTGAAAAGCAATATATAAGGCGCATTTAACTTAAAGAGGAATGTTTATGATGACTAAAGAAAAATCTTGTGGGCTTTGTCCTGCACGGCTTCGGTTTAGTGAGCCTGTTTTGTGTCCTAAATGCACAGAGTTGGTTGCAATGCTAAATCGCCTATGGATTGTCAGGGATAAAGGAGACAGCAAATGAAGTGCTTAGCTTGTGACACACTATTGACAGACTACGAAGCCACGCTAAGAAACGTCGATACTTTAGAATACATTAGCGAGTGTTTAGAATGTATTAGAAACTCTAATGGCGTGTTTGACTTGCACGAACGCTTAGACCTTAAAACCGTACACGACATTGATTTGGACACAGAATGCTAACTATTGATATAGAGACAGATATGAAACACAGCACTATTTGGTGTGCTTGTGCCGAGGATGTTGCTACAGGTGAGACGACTGTACACACCGAAGCTAAGACGCTACAGGCGTTGATAAACAAGCACGACAGCATTCTAACCTATAACGGATTAGGCTTTGACGTGCCTGTGATGGCGGCGGTGTGGGGTATTAGTGTAGAAGGTAAACAGCACGTTGATGCTATGGTGCTGTCTCGTCTTTTTAACCCTGCACAGGCAGGTGGTCACAGTTTGCGGAGTTGGGGCGACCGTCTAGCGTACCCTAAAGATGACTTCACCGACTATGACGGCGGTTTGTGTGAGGAAATGATTACTTACTGCAAGCGCGACGTTAACCTGACCACCAAGGTTTATAAGACAGTGAGTGCTAACCTGAAGAGAGGTAAGTTCACGCAGGACGTTATAGACCTAGAGCACGCTGTGACGGCTGAGTTAGAGTTGCAGCGCAGTAATGGCTTTAAGATTGACCTGCCGAAGGCTAACGGTCTTTACAGCACGTTAACGCACCGTATGCGTGAGTTAGAAGCGTTGTTACAGGCTGAGTTTCCTCCTATCGTCACCGAGCGTTGGTCTGAGAAGACAGGTAAGCAGCTTAAAGACAACGTAGAAGTTTTTAACGTAGGCAGCAGGCAGCAAATAGCTAAGAGATTGCAGACTGTAGGCGTTAAGTTTACTGACAAGACCGAAGGCGGTAG